TCGAACGGCACCGCCTGCGGCCCGTAGGTCTGCGCCAGCTGCACGAGGTCGGCCCAAATCTCCTGCTCCAGCGTCGCCGTGTCCGGCACGTTGTCGACCACGATGTCCAGATCCATCAGCGCGATATGGTTCTTCACCACCGGCTGGCCCGTCTGGGGATCGATCTTGGGCCGCATCGCGGGCTGGCCCGTCATCGGATCGATCACCGGCTGCCCGGTCATGGGATTGACCACCGGCTCCGTCACCGGATCGTTGATGCGCACATATTGCGGCGCTCCGTCATCGCCGCTCACCCGCACCCACATGGGATCGGTGTAGAACTGCCGCGCACAGGGCCAGATCTGCTGCGCGTAGATGCGGTGCTCCCAATCGGTAAACCGCCCGAGCGGCCGCGCCAGTTCGACGAGGCCGGCCTGCGCCCGCAATTGCTGCGCCCGGCCTGACGCATCCGCGCCTTGCCGCCCCAGGATCGCCGGATTGGGTGCTAAGCGCTCGAGCTCGCTCTTGGCCTCCTGCAGCATGGCGATGGAATTGGCCACGACGTCATTGCGCGGCACCACCGCCCAGCCCGTCGGGATCACGCCGTCCGGTCTTGCCGCTTCGGCGCGCACCGTCTCGACATCGACCGGCGGCGCATTGGGATCGCTCTGCTGCACCTGGCGCGTGTTGATTTCATGAATCGCTTTGGAGCGCCGCGCGTTGATCTCGTCCTGGATATCGATCATGTCGCGCACGAAGCCGTAGCGCATCAGATCGCGGTCGATATAGGTGCTCTGCGCCTCGATCGGATTGCGCGGCCGGCCCTTGTCGTCGACATACGTGCTCGGGCCGGTTTCCAGAATGCCGCCGCCGGTAAACACTGCCCGGTTCCAGATGCCGCCTTCCTTGAAGTACATCTCGACGACCATCAGCCGCCGTTGCCGCCGGTCCACCCACGGCTTGCCGCCGCGCTCGGGCTTATCGGCCCACGACGAATCCGCCGCGAGGCCGGCGTCGCCCGTCGTGACCGTAGCCTCGATCTCGGCCTTTGCGTTGGGATAGCGGGCCGCCACATCATCGGCATACATCCATTTGGCGATGCCGTCGTAGCGCTTGTCGGAAAAATCCGGCCGCCGCGAACGCGGGTCGTAGAAATATTCATCCGCCGCGATCAGTTGAATCGTGATCTCGCGCGCCTCCGCGTCCCATTCGGTGATGGCGCCCGCGGTGCCTTCCACAAGCATGTATTCGAGCACATCGATTTTGATGCGCTGAAACTGGCTCCGGTCGGCGACATAGCGCAGCGTCATGGTGGCGACGTCGGAGGCGTCGAGATCGGGCTCGGGCGGCGGTGCTGGCTGCGCGCCCGGCATCGGCGGCCCGCCATTGGCACCCATTTGCAGCTGCGGCGGCATCATCTGCGGTTGCGGCTGTTGCGGCTTTTGCTGCGGCGGGTTGCGCATATAGGCGCGCGGATCGGTCTTGCCCTGCTCGATCACGCCGAGCGTGCCGTCGATGGCCCGGCGCGTGCGGTTGATGACCACGTCGGGCTGCTTGCGAAGCCGCAGGACGCGCCGCTGCGCCGCCGTCAGCTGCTTGCCGTCGTAATAATCCCGGCAGGCTTCGGAGAGGCGCCGCGCGTCCTGCATGCCGTCGCGCGCTTCGTCGAACATGCGCTTGAGCTTGGCGAGATCGGGCGGCTCGGCTTGCTGCTGTATCGGTGCTGGCGTTGCGGGCGACGGCAACGCGGCAGCGTCAGCCATTACTGTCGCGCTCTCAGTTGTGGCGCTATGCGGCTCACCCATGCCTGCTGTTCGGGCGTCAACTCGCCCGCCGATGGATCGCCCGACAGCGCCCTGGCGATGATCGACGCCTTGGCATGGGACTCATTGCCCGGAGCGCCGTATGGCGTGCCTGCGAACATTTGCTTTTGCTGCGGCGTCAACTCGAAATCAAAGTTTGACCCTTGCTCCCGCATATACAGCCGGGCCGCTTCGTTGCGCGCCACGCTCTCCAATTCGGCCGCCGATAGCGGGCTATACGGGTTGAGCGTGATCGCGCCGTCATCCGCCGCCATGCCGCCTACGTTCCTGTTCTTGGAGAAATACTCGTTCTCGCTCTGATAGGGCGGTCTCACCGGATAGCCGTAGACGCGGCGCTGTGCGGGCTGCGACGGCTGCGCCTGCCCGGCGACGCGCCCCGCGTAATCGTCAGCCATTGGCCATCTGCTTAAGCTGCTTCTCGATATCGGCAATCCGGATGCGGATCATCGCAACGCTCTCCCGGTATTCGAGCATGCCCTCGCGGGCTTTGAGTTTGCGCAGAAGCGCGATGCGGGAGGCTTCGAGATCGGCGCGGGTCACTGTTTGCGCCAATCGATGGAGAGCGCGCAGTTGTAATTGGCGAGTTCTTCCTCGGTGCCCGTCAGAACTTGGCTCGCCGTCACGCCCGATCCCTTTACCCTGGTGATCAGCGGAATACGGATGGTTTTGCCATCATCCTCGGGCAATTCGTATTTGGTGATGTATGACCCGCCCATGTAGGGGAAAAATCCACTGTCACGGACGTATTCCGCGAAATAACCGCTCGTCCACGCCGATTTGGCCGCGGCAAGAACCGCATCATGTTCTGCCCGCAACATAGCGGTGTAAATCGTGGGCTGGCCGCGAGCGATCGCAGCCGCCAATTCATTGGCTCGCGCCCACAGCTTTTCGATACGGGTTGCCGATGTTTGCTGCAGTCCGGCATCCATCATCCCATTTCCATCTGCTTATCTCGGACCCACGAGCGCCAGAATGCCGTGCCACGCGGAGGCCATATTTCCAGCGAGCGATACCATCGCCGGCCACGCTGCCACCTCAGATGGTCTTGCCGTTCTCGATGTGCGCGAAGCGCTTCGCGCTCACGCAAAATCGCGTCGATAAAAGTCTTCTCGTCCATCACGCCACCACCCAACCGCCGTCGCCGCTCTCGCCACGCCGCCAGCGGTCCAGATCGGGCGGGTTGGGATTCTTCGTCTCGCGCTTGACAATCGCCGGATGCGTCTCGTCGAGCGCGCGCCCGATCAGCGAGCCGCAATCGATCTCGTCGTCATGCTTGCCGGCCGGGAAATGCAGATATTCGTCGAGCACCAGATCGCCCTCTACGCCGTCAAGGATGTGCACCTTGCCCATCGCAGCGCGCGCCTGAAAGCCACGCGCCCGCGTCGGCTTATCCGCGATCGATGGCAGCCATTCGAGCCGCGCGCCGAGTTTGCGCTCGGTCAGCCTGCGCCGCAGCATCGGTTCGATGGCACGCGCAATCACGCCGCCTTCGCCGAACCACGCATGCGGCTTGTATTCCTTGACGAGATCACATTGCCGCTCGATCCAAACATCCGCCGTCGTCTGGCCACGCCAGCCGCCGAGCAGCCACAGATCGCCAACGCTGTCGACACCCCAAACCCTGTGAACCGTCCAGTCGCCGCCATCTTCCGTGACCGCGTAATCGGATGATCCGTATACGTGCAATTGCGCCGGCTTCTGCTGCGGATTGAAGCGCTTGAACCAGCCGCGCTGAAAGTAGGAACCCTCCTCCGGCGCCGGACGCTGCTGATACAGCGCCGACCACATCATCGGCGAGGTTTCGGCTTGGCGGGCTTTCAGAAACGCGGGATAATCGTAGCCCGGCTGATCGTCCCAGAGATATTGGCCCGGCTCGCGGCCGAGCGCGTCGCCCGCTTCCGCAATCGCCGGGAGCGAGATCACGCGGCCCTTAACCTTGCCGTCCTCGATCTGCTGCAGCACGCGGCCGGCGACGTCTTCGGCATGCCAGCGCGTATTCATCAGGATGCGTTTGGCGCCGGGCTTAAGGCGAGCGCTGAAATCGTCTACGTACCATTCCCAGCGTTTTTTGCGGACCGTGTCGGACCACGCATCTTCGCGCGAGCCGAAGAAATCGTCCCCGAGGCCGAGATCCGCCCGGAAGCCAGCGATGCCGACACCAGCTCCAACGCCGTAATATTCCCCGCCGCTCGCAAGAGCCCAACGGTCCGCTGCTGTGTTGTCGCCGGATAGCGTGATACCCAGCATGTGGCCGTGGAGCGCGACATCGTTCCTGCATCGCCTGCCCCAACGCTGCGCAAATTCGCCCGAGTGCGTTGCCGCAAGAATTGAATTCTTTGGATAGCGTCCCAGATACCAGGGCGGAAACAGCTTCGATAGATATTCGCTCTTAGCTGAGCCGGGAGGCGCAAAAAGCAGGAGGATTTCGTCCGTGGACTGAAGAAACGATTCAATCTGTGTAATGATGAATCGATGATGACGCGCGGGCTCGAAGCCATGGAAACGCGCCCAATCAGTTAAGCTGCGCCGGATGGTCTTCCGCTTGTAGATCGCCCGCGCCAGTTGCTTCTCTGTAAAGTCCGAGAAGCTCTGCATCGCTGATGCTGTCGAGGTTGACATTTACGTTGCGGTTTTCGGTTGGCTGCACGGCTTTGCCCCAGCCGCGATCGAGCAAAGCTTGCGCGGCGGCGACGCGCGCTGCAGCGGGAGCGTTCGCTTTGCGCATGATACGTGACAGCGTTTCGATTGCGCTTGCCGTGTGACTGCGCGCCAAAGATCGGATTTCTATTGGTGATTTGGCCACTTACCTGCTCGCTGTCGCAACACGCCAACGCTGCAGCCCTTGCTGCCTTGACGGACCTGTACTAGCCGCGATTACCATTATGGCTGTCATTGTTGTTCATGAGGAATTTTTCAATGTCTCGCAGATCCAAAGTCGCATTTACCTGCATAACATGTAGGGCAAAATTTTATCCCTACGACCGGAAAGCGCGATATTGCAGCATATCCTGCGCCAGGAGTGGCAAGCCCTGTCTCAATAGGCGAAGGCAAGTCGATGCCGAGTGCTTGACATGCCACAAGAAATTTACGGTCCGCCAATATCGCAAAGATACGGTGAAATATTGTTCACGGGCATGTCTTGCAAAAGTTCATTTGGCGCAGTTTGCGCATCTCAACCCGTTGCGCGCCCGAAAGGGAACGACACCGCGACGGTATAAAACAATTCTTACGCCTGCTGGCCGCTGGATGCGCGAGCATCGATGGATCGTTGAACAACGCGAAGGCAGAAAGCTTTTGCCTCACGAACACGTGCATCACATCAATGGCGATTGGCGAGATAATCGCCCGGAGAACCTTGCCTTACTCACAAATTCCGAACATCAGCGGATTGAATTGCTCGAAGCGTCCGCAAAAATTAAGGCTGCTTCTTCGCCATAGAAGCGATGCGGTTTGCATAATTTGCTTTGTCCTGCTGATGCAAGGCAATCGCGATGGCTTGCTTGGGCTTTGTCACGAGCGGCC